CTTGTGGCTCTTCAAAGCGTTGTAAATCATCACCGCATCAAAGACTGCACCACCCGGAGAATTGAGGTGAACGCTGATCTCGTCCGTGTCAATTGCCGTAAGCTCGCGCACGAACTCGTTCGCATCAACGCCAAACCAGCCGCCAATGAGGTCATTGAGGTAGACGTGAGTCGTCTTACCGTCCTTAGAAGCCTCCATGCGAAACCACTGCTTGTCACTCGCCTGAACCGAGAGGCGAACAGCCTCTTGGTTGCGAAGAGCCTGAGCCGCGTCACCAAGGGCTACGGTGTCCGAGACTGCGTGATTACGAGGCATGATGTTTGAGCACACTACAGAGCGATATGCCTATCGGCAACCGTGGCGGCTAAGCCGGTTTGGCATCTAGCTCTTCAGGAGTATGAGATTCCTCAAGAGCTGCGAATCCCGGCTGACGAATTTTGACTGTATACCAGCGAAGGCAGTAGCGACACAGAATGCGAACGGTCCCACCCGTCACAAGCACCTCGGCATAGACTTCTCGCTGCTTGAAGACGCGAACATGCACATAGAGCTTGCCATGCTCATCAATGCCATACTTTGCAAGGAGCGGTTCACCCTTACAAATACAGCGCAAATCCTTCTTGCTACGAGGTCGATGCAACTGCTTCCTCCACCTCGTTTTCGAGAACCCTTTCAAAGAGAGCCATAAAGGAAGCAGGCTCACTAAACTCACTGGAACCGAGCGGCACGACATCTGCAAGCCAGTTATCCATTCGCGAGAAGACACGATTCGTCTTCTCGATTGGATTCTCAATTCCATCTGCTGCTAGCGAGCGCTCGAAGCGATGTTTGTAACCCATGTTGATTCGAGTGCCAGAACCAAAGTTGTTGCTCCTGAATGCACCCTCGACCTGCCCACGCACCCGCTGCGCCATTTCTTTAGCGGTGTCGCTAGCGAGATTAGCCGGTTTGCTTTGCTTCCGTCCACCGTTTTGCCCTGGCTTCGCAGGCGGTGCCTTCGGATCGCCAGGTGCGCTTGTTCCAGGTGCGTTCGGGTCTTGAAGAGTTTGCTTAATCTCCTTAAGCGTCATACCGACCATCTGACCGAGTTCTTCGATGTCAGGCTCAGCCTTGTCCTTGTTGATAAGCGCAACGAGGACATCCCGAATCATCTCTTGCTGAGTATTACCGAGCTTGCGAAACTGAATCTTCGGACGAGGCGTATTGACGCCAAAGTTGTAATCCGCCATTTTACTCAGCAGGTATCTGTTGATGTACTTCGCACGATCCTCATTCATTGAATTCAACATCCACAGGTACATCTGCATGTGGCCCTGACCCAGGTTATACGAACCCACATCTGCAGTTCTGAGCAGGAGAATCGGCGTAAACAAACCAATGGAGATTTCTTCATCCAACCGAGTCATATACCGTTCGAAGTCAGCACCACGCATCTGTGATTCGAGATACTCAATGCTGTAATCCCATAGAGGCTTGCCAGTACCGCTATGGGTCTGGAAGGAATGCTCATTCGGAAGAACGACAGCAGATCGTGATCGCAACGCCATAAGAAGCTGCAGCATATACTGATTACCAGGCATCTCAACGCCGTTGACATCGACAGACTCATCAAACGGAGCACGCCCCACAGGCACTGGCTCGCCAAATCGCTCATAGTAGCGATTCGCAAACAGATGAACGAGGATACTGAAGAACCAACTCGTAAACGCCGGACGCAGCATCTTCTTGCCGTAGTAATCCCCGTTCTCCATAAGCATCGGGTACCAGAAACTGTTATCAGTCGGAATCGGATACGGTGCGCCAAGCTGATCAATACCGTCAAAGATTCTAAACTTCGGCTTGATCTTCCCAGGTGGTGCGTAGCCTTCCTCGAGCTTCCAGTGAACGCGACACTCTTCGGGCAAGAGGTCCTTTACCTTGCTAATAACGACTCGTCGCCCTTCGTAATCGTTATCCCACTCGATCGCTGTCGGTGAAAAGCCTGCCCAGTTTGCCGTACTCATTGCACGGTTAAGATCGGTCCACCACTCATGCAACTGATCATTGCAAAAGTCAGCAATCTTCTTGTCGTCACAAATGACTTTGAAGTCACTCTGATGCTGCATAAAAGAGAGTACCGCCAGGGAAGCATTCACCTGGTAGTGATCTCGCATGGTACGGTAGTCCGCAAGCGTCAACTTTGACAAATCGAATTGCACTACACCGCCGCCCGGCAGTGTCAGGAACTCGATATCACGGCCAGCCCAATTACCAAAGGAAGTGCCGAGCTTGGGTGGTTTAGCCTTTGTGTTCTGCGGATTAAAGTCAGATGTGCTGATAGGCTGACCATTTGGGCCAAGGAGAACCTTGCCCGGACTTGGCATTACCACTGACGGTTCCCCTTTGGCTGGAGCCTTGGAGGCACTTGCGGAACGCCCATACCGGAGCCTGACGGTGGTAGAGGAGCCTGAAGTCCTCCGATGTTAGGCATCGGCATTAGCGAGCCAAGAAGCGCGCCTTCCGTACCAGTTGCTTGGTCTTGCTCTTCCTGTGGCAAATCAGTTGCTGACCATACCCTGCGACTATACGTCCTGTCACCCATGAGCGTCGTTACAACCCCAGCTATGGCATCTGCTACATCCTTACTGCCTTCAACCGGGTGATCGACCTTTTTGCCGGTATCTTGAAGCTGCATAAGCTCCTGGACAGCGATCTCAACTAGCTCACCTTCGCCGTTACGAAGATACGTCATGTAAGGTGGAAACTCGAGACGTTCCTCATAGATTGCCTCACGAATATCCTCATACGGAAGCATTGACTTGTCAGTCGATAGATCCTCTACGAAAAACTTCCGCTTACGAAGTTGCTGCTCTGTATCAACGGACTGAAATCCATCCTTTGTTACAGTAACAATACGGAAACCCAAGTCATCTTTCAAATGATAGATAGCCCGCCGAATATCCGAGTACATAACTTGCTGTCCAGGAAAGGCCACAACTCGCATGAGCGCGTCGATTACAATATAAGGCTTTTCTTCGTCCTCTCGCGTCACCAGATGCGAGACGTGACCCATCGCCATTCCAAATGCATCATGTGTCAGTCCGAAGTCCAGATGCACGACTCGTTTGACCTTGTTACGACATTCAAACCACGGTTCGAAGATAATCCGATTTGGATCAGGCTTTACAGGCGATCCTTGGTGAAAACGATCAATCCACCGATCACGACAAGACTCGATCCGATCCACCATAGAAATAAATGGAGAGTTAGTGGCTGGAGGTATACCTGCGAGATCACGGAGAGCCTTCTCGGGGTTGTTTTCGAAGTCAGTTCGATATGCTAGCGGCACCTCAAGTAAATCTGGATTCGTAATGATTCCAATAAGACTATCAGGCACGATCTTCTTGCGCTTCGTATCGTACCAGAACGATGCTCGTGTACCATCTCGCCGCGTAAACTTATTCCAGCCAAATGACTCCCAGATCGTCATACGAGTGACGTGCGCCTTTGGATCACGCATGAACTTGCGATACTGGCGCATTGCGAACCCGTTGGACTGTTTCATCTGACCAATGCAGATCAAAAGCCCCTTGTGACCCGCTCGGTCGCCGTCCTCGCCGAAGTCGACGAACCGAGACGCAATACGAGAGTGAATCGTATTGTAACCTACGTCTGCGTAATCCTTCTCCTCTGTCTGCTTGTGCGAATCCATCTCATCTAGTATGCCACCAAGGATATTGTAACCCTCGAACGAAGTTTCAGTTGAGTCGCCCGGAAGAATCCATATATCTTTCTGCGGAAAGCGAATCTGCTTCTCGTATCGGTCATCGAAAGGATAGTTCGAGGTGAACCAAGGCGAATTCTTGATTCTCGCGAATAGATCACCAAAAACAACTTCAACAGCCTGCTTCGCTGAAGTTGACATCTGCATGAAAGCAATCCGCGAACCAGCCAGCAAATCAAAATAGCGCTGTGGATCTTTCAGACACAAAATCCAGTGACACATATACGGCAGCGCAATCGAAGCAAACGTAGTCTTACCAATACCAATACCGCCAGTAACCATCGCACGCTCATAGAGCGCAATTCGATCAGTGAGTACCTCAGTGCCAAAGATAGACTCAAGAGCTTCAACCAGACCTGGCCTGATCATGCCGCCGGTATTCAGATACTCCTCACCAAGAAACTCACTAATAGTGGCAGGCTTTTCCTCAAACTGAGGATTAGCGATCAGCCACTTGGTCTCCTCGGCAACCTTCTTTGGATCGAAGGGCATTACACTGTCCGCGGCCAAGGAGGAACAGGGGACTTGCCGTCGCCGCTCCAGGGGGCCAGCCACTGCTGGTCAATGAGCATCTGTACAAGGTTAGTACCGTCAGCGAGGTAAACATCTGCAACGTACTCGCCACCGTACTTGTAATCCTTGATAGCAAGAAGTGTTATCCACAGACCCGGCAAAAGAATCGTCTCGAGATTTGCCTTAGCCGCAATTCCGCCAGGTGTGCTCCTTTCCGCAGCGTTGCACCCGTTGAGCCGCATCGGAAAATCAACAAGCCACTCCTTCATTCCCCTGTCAATGTCGACGTGAATAGTATCTCCATCGACAACTCTTCGGACGACGCCAACGAAAGGTCGCTGTGTCGGGAAGTCGATGTTCATTTCTTCAACTTACTGGGCTTGCGAACTGTCAGCTTAGCAAGCGCGGGGAGTTCACCGACCTTGTGCGGGACAGCAGCTTCACCCTGATGCGCAGTACTTAAAAGAGTATCTACGTCATCCTTGTGAAACCAGGCACTGCCCTTGAGCCCCCAATCCTCACCCCAGGTATTGTCAAGTCTGAACCATTCGCCGTAGTTCTTCTGCGCGCCAACAGCAATAGCATGTCCACCCTCGACAACGCCAGCTAGCTCGATTACGCCTTCTGTGTCGGGAGTGAACATGGCGGTATACCAGTCGATACCAAGAATGACTGGCCGGTGATTGAGAGCCACCGCTACAGCACGAGAGTCAAGTGCCCACTCATATCGGCCGATAAATCCGAAGTGTTTCAGTGCCTGCATGCAACCCAACACAGAGGAGCCTTCATAGTTCTCGCCAGGCCACTCGTCGAACATCTGATTCTGCTTATACAGACGTGCCGCGAACGCATTCAAGCCACTGTCAGTGTGAATCGCATGAGGCGCATATGCAAGTGCAGTAGCTCCTGAATAGCCAGTGCAAGCAGGCGTGTCACCCTGATTCAAGTATACATAGCGGACGTGTGACTTGGACTTCGGGATACCGTCGGCAAGTGAAACTGGAAAATTCAGATTCCGACCATCCCACCGCGGAGCACGCGTAAGGCGAATACCGTGAGGCACAGTTGTCATGCCGATTGCTCCTCTTGGTCGATTACAGTCGCCTCAATAGCTCGTCTATGCTGGGCTGGATCATTCATGCCGTTGAGAACACCCTCGATCATCGAGGTTGTGATGTCATCGCGCGCAATGCCACGAGCTTCTAGCTCACGGAAAGCCTGCGCAATTGCCTGGCGCGGGTTGCCTTGGTTGACCTGTACCGCCGACCCACCGCCTACATGAACCTGTACACCGGAGGTTCGCAGTGCTGGGTCATGCAGCTTGGCAAGCTTTACACCCTGCTCGAAGAGCTGACTCTGTAGCTTTGTGACCTGCGGATCAGAGTCGCCGATGACCTCTTCCTCCTGCATTAAGCGTTCGTAGCGCTTGATGCCAGACTTCATCAGGATAGCCAGGCCATCCAAGATCATACCTGAGTCACGGGTACCAAAGAAACGACTCAGTTCTGTTGGCTCTGAATTGGGCACCGAACACACCGCCCCTGCCCTGTAGTATTTACACTCATCCATGAGTGAGCATGTATCGCAAGTGAACTTGTCTCCAGGCTTGGCTTTCGCCTGAACAGAGAGATAGCTCTTTGTACTAACAGGCTTGTGGTCATTGTCCGGCGAATCCGAATCAATCAGAATCCCCTTGGACTTAACAGACCGAAAGCGGAACAACTCATCATAATGAGCACCGGCCCACGCCGCTGACCTGATATTGAACATACATCGGTTACGTGGAACCTTGAGATCAGAGGGCTCAAAGCCGATTGCGCGAGTCCACTGCGCCTTAGCGAAGGTCTTCTCGAACAGCACCACAGAGCCGTTTGGAAGTATTACCTTCCCCTTCTGTGCATCAGTACGCGGCTCTACGTCCGCCGATCTGAGTCCCGTACCAAATGCAACCCTCCAGGAGTACGGCCCGTGGAGGTGGATAGTGGCTTCCGGGTAATCTTCTTGGAGTTCTTTGAGGGTTCTGAGAAACGCCCTTCCAGGGCCGAGATTTCCTGGTGGCATTCCTGTGACAACAACTCGATGATCTTGTCCAAAGACTGGTAGTTCGTCTGGAGCGACGCCAGGAGTCGAACAGACATCTTCACTCTCGCCAACAGGATGAGCGAGGAGATCTTCAAGTACATTCAGCTCATCTCCATATTGGAAGGTGGGGTATACAGCCTTCGGGGCATTCAGGTCATGCTCCGAGTCCAATTCTGCCGCACCTTGTTCGCCGATCAGTAGCAATCGCCACGGATACGTCTCCCCGTAATAAAGCTGAGCATGCTTGAAAGCGTCTATACGCTTCTTCGCAAGCGTGCCCCTATCCCAGGCAACCAGAGCTTGACCGCATTCGACTAACTCGCGAATATAGCTGTGTGGATTCCTAAACCACACCTCTGTCGGCATAGCGCCACGGTACGGGTAGCGTGTCGGAACGCGCAAGCACTAGGGCATAGTCGCTTTTTACCTGAATGAGTAAGCGTCAGTAGTGATCTTGCACGCCATGGCCGACGATAGTGTTCCCGCTAGGGTGGGATGGTTGACGCCGTATATCCCCTCTCGGTAGGGTTGAACCCGTGCCAGTCAGCTTCGCCGCTGACTAAGACTTGACGCGGATAGGCGGATAAGTGTCTAACGAGATAGCAAACCTCTTAGCTCAGCGCTTCATCGCAAGAACTGACGTCAAAGCAATTCAAACGTCGAATGGCTATATGCCGCACGTAGAAGACAAGAGACGACCAGACGAGACTCGTCTTCCATGGCGACGCGAAGATCTAATCTCGCATTTGAACTGTAAACAGACGTTCGGCCATTACATCATCAATCAGAAAGACCAGTGCAAACTCTTCGCCTTCGACGTTGACCTCGAACAAACAGGCTGGCTACCGACGTTACAGCATCCTATCCAGAGCGATCCCTGGTTCACCGACGAAGAAATGGACCGCTATTTCGAGACATTCGAGTCATGTAATCCACGTCAGGCCTGGTTAGACCGCAGACACCCAGGCCGGTACCACATGAAGATCCAATTCCGCGAAATAGCCCACAAACTGATTCAAGCAATCCGCGACGAGCTAGAACTACCCTGTACAGCAGCCTATTCTGGCAGTAAGGGTATCCACATCTATGCCTTTACGGGGCTTATCTCTGCGCACGAAGCCCGCGAGGGTGCCCGTATCGTGCTGGATTCAATCGGCGGGCTCGAGACCTTTCGCGGCGAAAACTTCTACCGCTTCAAAGATCAAGAACCAACCGCTGGCTATCCAAACCTTACGATCGAAGTTTTCCCCAAGCAAGACTCACTTTCCGGCAAGGATCTAGGAAATCTCATGCGTATTCCGCTCGGCAGGAATCTCAAAAACCCGAAGGACCCAACCTTCTTTATGAGCCTGTGGTGCGAGATGTCAGAAATGAGACCTGTAGATCCAATATGGGCGTTGACGAAAGGTGCAACAGCTCCCTGGCTTAAGCCAGGTGAATGAGCCTCGTAGCCCTTCCAAGTTTCAACAGAAACTAGCGGAGCGCAAAGAACGAGAGGCTGCTGAACGCGCAGCCGAAGAAGCATTGCGCCAAGAACTTGCTGCAGACGTACCCGAAGATCCATACAGCCTCTCTGAAGCTGACAAAGCTCTAGATTCAGCTATCGAACGTATCGACATTCTTACTGCTTATGACCGCTACATAGGCAAGACTA